TGTTCCGATCACGCACACGCCGCCAGGCGTTAGCAGCAACATTTTCACGCCTAGCGGTGGCGGATCATCAGCGGGCATTCGCCATACGGCCTGGCCCGCAAGGTAATCTTTCACGTTCTTGCTCGTATGGCGGCGGCAAGCGCATGGCCTTCGTCATCCCACGCGCCACAGTAACCTTCAACAACCTTCGCACACGCCTCACGCTCGTAAGCCCGAACGAGTTGTGCAAAGCGTTCTAAGAACTTGCTTGTCTTGGCCGCATAAAGAACGATGTTCTTGTCTGGTCTTGTGGTGCCATCCTCTGATGCAGCCTCCCGCGCCATTCGGATAATGTCTTCTCTGTTCATGTGTTTCCCCTTGCTCGTATGGCGGTGGTGCACTGTCTTGCACCGCTTGCCATTCCTTGATCTTCTGGATATGCAAACTTGTCCCAAAGTTCTTCGGCTCGTGATTCAACTTCTTCACACGCCTTCACACACGCCTCACGCTCGGCAGCAGCAACAAGGGCGGCAAACCGTGTTACAGAATTTAATGGCTTTTCGTCAGATCCGTAAGCCAATCCTGCCTCCCGCGCCATGCGGATTATTTGTTCGCGGTCCATCAGAACGGTGCCTCCTCAATGGGTTCAGCAGGCACGGGTTGCTTCTCAAGCACCTCTCCGTCTTCGCAGTAGTGGTACTTAAATGGCCATTTATCGCCAAGCTGTTTGATGATTTCGTCCATGGTTATCTCCTTGTCGGTAGGAGTATTTAACCACAGTTTTATGCGTTTGTGCATACCGTTCGTCGGGTCGATGAGCGGTCACCAGAGGTAGATCTTGATGTCACTTAGTTCAAGCACAGGCGTCTCGGTCCTAGCCATCACGTTCTGGCACATGATGCACACACGTCTCGCGCCATGGCTATCATGCACCTTGCCAGTCTGTCTGATGCCACCAGTCGAGTACATCCGACACGCTGTATCGCTACCAGTCCATATGTGAGCTGCTGCACTGCGCTTATTGAAAAAGTAGTATTTCATGGCCTGCTCCGAGAGAGTGAGTGAAGTGGAGACAAAAAGTAGGCCTAGAGGACTGCTCGTGCAATCCTGCTTAGGCCTTACCTGCTCGTCGGTCGTTTCGTTCGCCTCGACAGGGGCTACGTTCAGTCGCTGACGTAACCTATCCACCGGATTAAGCCATGCGACACATGGCTTTCCCTAACACACATCCGGTGGGCGTCGTTACTCTCACAACCGTGTACCGTCTCAATGAAGGATCGGATTGGTCTCGCCATCCAAGGCAGCTAACCCTTACGACACGCCTCCCTGTGGGCCGCTCTGGGAGTCTTCTGTGCGGCGGATACTTGCAAGCCAGAACTGTTGTGGCCCTATCCCTTGGGGACTCCACTTTCGCCGATGCCATGACGCAGTACGGTTACTCGCTACCTACCCTACTCTTCAAGCCTTTCCCGATAGACTCTTGCAAGGTCGGCCACCAAAAGCAAAACCCCAGAAGACTTAGGAGGGGCATGGCCCTTGGCATGGGCAATTACGCAGTCTGACAGAGAAGACCTTGTAACCACACAAGCCCCACCTAAATACTCTGGGGTTTACTCTGTCACTGCCGGTTGCCACACCGACAAGGCAATGTTACCATGAACTCCACGGCTAGTCCATGGTCGTGTCTCCTGGTTGTTTAGGTCTTCCCCCGGCTCCCCTCGCCGGGGTTTTTTTTGAGCCAGTTACTGAATGCCTGCGTATCAGCCAGTAGCTTGATGGACCTGATCTGCAATTCCAGTGCCACGCGCTGCGCTATCTCTTGGCGCACCTGAAGTTTCACTGACTGAGGTATCGATTCGATCATGTCGTTCACGATCGCCTTGCGTATACGTGGATCCATGGGTCATCCTCATCGTTGCTATTGCTACCTCAAACGATACCTGCATCCAATCATTTTCATCAAATGGCCCTTGGCCACCCCACACCACCAGAAACACACTGATCGGTAGATACACATCCCAGTACCTCGCATGGTTCCTTCGATGGAATAGGATCGGCATCAGTCCATCCCGCCACGCACTATTCAATGCCTGCCGCTGCCATGCACGCCAGTCAGGGTTCTCGGCTCGCTTCACCTCCACCGCCCAACCCCATACTTTCATATCATAGCCACCCGCCGCGGACTGCTCATAATTCAATTTGACTTGGAAATCCAGTGCCTGCGATATGAGCTTGGCCACTTCCAACTCACCACGCCGGCCCTTCTGTCTGCTATTGATTGCCATTGGTCGGATACCTCCTATATGTATTGCCATATGTTGTGAACATAGAGTACCATTCTTTCACTGGAGAACACAATGAATGCCGAACAACTCATACCTGAACAACGCGTTTTAATGGCTGCTATTAACCTGGCCATCTTTGACTCATGTAAGCAGCCCATCATAGCCGGTGACCTTCTTACCAAATCCAAGAAGCACAAGGACTACAAGCTTCATACAGATGCACGCACAGCTTTCCAGTTCATCTTTGGTGAAGGATTGGAGAACTTCTGCAACTGGCTGCCGCTTGATCCGGTCTGGTTACGCAAGAAGCTTCTTAATTACATGTTTGATGATGGCCCCAAGAAACCAACCGCCAAGGATGTTGTGGTTCGTGTGGACGATAAGCAGCGTCGAATGTTCCGTATCAATTACAAACTTTACAAACTGGAGAAAGAAGTATGTTGGACATCACTGGAAGAAGAAAGCCAAGAGCTACCCATCAAGCAGGTCATATCGCGCTTAGACCGGAAAGGCCGCGTATTGGAAGTCGATACGTCAGGCCGGCGCCTAAGTGGCAAACAGAAATTCCACCTGATCAACTCTGGATTCAAAACGTCTACCTCAACCAGCCCGTCTCAGAATGGACTTGGCACGGACGATGGTCAGGCGTCCTCCGAGTGATCCTGATCTTGGCCCTTGTGTTTATTTTCTACCATGCCGGCCGATGGGTACATGCCGGTATGCCCACGGGATATTGAGATGCTGGCATCAGAACTTATTCAGAAGCAGATCGACGCGCTCAAGGAAGTGATAGCCAAGCTAGAGCGCCTCAAGGAAGACGTGGAGCCCATGAAGCTTGATGAGGCAGAAGAGCTATGGGATTCGATTGACATGGATACCTTGAAGAATGCTCACAACTTTGGTGACTTCATAGAGATAGTGAGAAGGGTATCTGCCTACTACAACATAGGAGCCAGGCGATGAGTGAAAACAAGAATGCAAAGACACCAATAGATGGTGGGGCAGCGTTTCCCGTCGCACATTCGTACCTAATCCAATCAGGTATGTCCCTTCGTGATTACCTTGCAGCCAAGGCGATGCAAGCACTGGCGCAGGGGAATTATTTTGATGCAACCGCGAGGCAGGCTTACATGATTGCAGACGCCATGTTGAGGGAGAGGGAGAAATGAGCAGAGAAGCTATGAAACAACCCGAAGCCTTGCGGCTGGCTGATGCGCTGGACGAACTTGATCGACAGTTCAGCCGAAACGGCCTGTGCGGTGATGCAGCCGCCGAACTGCGCCGGTTGCATGAGGTGAATCAGGATTTGCTAGAGGCGTTGCACGAAGCACTGGAGACAGAGCAAGAGCCGGTGGCGTGGATGTTTGTCAATGAAGATGGTGAATGTGAGCAGATTGAGTATGGCCCTGTCTTTGATGACCCTGGGGTAACACCGCTTTACACCGCACCACCAAAGCGTGAATGGGTTGGGCTGCATGGAAGTGAAGTACCAGAACCCTACAAATACGACGTTATGTTTAATGAAGGCTGGTGGTGGGCAGAGGAGAAATTGAAGGAGAAAAATCATGGATAGAGAAGCTATTGAAGAAGCGATAGAAGTGCTGGAGGATGCAGGCGCAGAGATGTTGACGGAAACGGGCAATGAAAATTACTACGGCGAAGCCATCACCGCACTGCGCAAAGCACTGGAAACAGAGCAAGAGCCTGTGGCGTGGATTACCAATGGGGGCAAGGGGGAACTTTGGTGGCATCAATCATCAAAATTTGACGAAGAAGGCAACCTGATCGGCCCCAATCCAGATGACATACCTCTCTACACCGCACCACTAAAGAAAGAATGGGTTGGGCTGACGGATAAAGAGATACAAGATTTAGGTTATCTGTCCGAAAAGTTTGATGCAAGTAATTCAGAGTGGTTTGATCGATGGGGATTTGCCCGAGCCATTGAGCAAGCCTTGAAGGAAAAGAACCATGGCTAAAACAAAATACGCATTCCCACATGACGTAGGACATCTGCATGAACCAAACACAGCAGGTATGGGACTCAGAGATTTTTTCGCCGCGGCTGTAATCACCGGCATCTTTGCAGGCAAGTGGGGGCAGGTGCCCAATCAAAAACCAGAGGTTGCCTTTGCAGATATTGCATACCTTGTGGCGGATGAGATGCTTAAACGGAGGGAGCGATGAACCATGAGCGATGGTTATACGAAGCCATCCTCGCGGCGGAGGACGTTATGTTCTGGATTCACCGTTACATTCAGGACCCTCGCCCAGACATCCTACAACTTTTGCTCGCGGCTATGGAGAAGTTTGAAGAGAGTAAGCCATGAACATCACTAACAAATACAACTTACCCGATGTCCTGCTGCGCTTTGCACGCAACAAGAACTACTCCAAGGGTGACGCCAAGCTATCTGTCACAGAGCTTATCGACAGCCCGCGGGTCGTGGCACTCAAGCACAAGCACTTCGATGACATGGAGCAAGACGTATCTGATACCGTCTTCAGCCTATTCGGTACAGCCGTGCATCACATCCTCGATAAGTTCTCAGAAGAAGACGTGATCACTGAGCAGCGCTACTTCAAAGAGATCAATGGCTGGAAGATCTCCGGTGCGATTGACCGCCAGGTTGTCACGCCCCATGGGCGGATCATCGAGGACTGGAAAGTTACGAGCAGTTTTGCAGTCATGCAAGGTAAGATCGAATGGGAATACCAGCTGAACTGCTACGCCTATCTTGCCCGTGCCCATGGCCATAACGTCATAGGCTTGAAGATCAATGCGATCGTAAGAGACTGGGCTCGCAGGAACGTAGGCCGCCAAGCCGATTACCCAGAAGCACCGATCGTACAGATCGATGTACCCCTGTGGACCTTTGAAGAGCAAGAAGCTTTTATCAAAAGCCGTATCGCACTTCATGCCGCCACGGTCATGGATGATCCTCCACTGTGTACACCAGACGAACGATGGGCCAAGCCTGAGACGTGGGCCATCATGAAGCCGGGAGCCAAGCGAGCACTGAAGGTATTCCTACTAGAGCAAGAAGCAAAGGATGCAGTAAAGCCAGGGCAGGAAGTCGTTCACCGACCCGGCGCTAATACAAGATGTACAAGTTTTTGTGATGTAAGGCAGTACTGTGATTTCGGTAGACAACTAGGAGAAGCAATTGAAGCAGATAGCAACAGCATTGGTTAAAGCGCAGAAAGAGTTTGGCCCTGCGCTTAAGACCAGCACCAATCCTCATTTCAGGTCAAAGTACGCAGACCTTGCCGCGTGCGTCGAGGCGGTCATTGATGCGCTCAACAACAACGGTATCTACCTCATGCAGATGACGCACGAGACACCTGATGGCGCCATGGCAGAGACAGTATTTCTCCACGAAAGCGGCGAGATGTTGTCAGCAGGGAAGCTATTCTTTCCGGCCAGCAAGCATGACGCCCAGGGGTATGCAAGCTCGCTTTCGTATGTGCGTCGGTACTCACTCATGGCAGCTTGCGGTATTGCACCAGAAGATGACGACGGTAACGCAGCGTCTAAGCCTGCACCCAAGCCCGTGCCAAAAGTAGAGCCTAAGCCTGAGCCCAAGGTAGAAGCTAAGCCTGAACCAAAGCCGGTTCAAACGAATGCAGGCGTAGCCGACTTCGCCATGAGCATATTCACCACCTTCCTTCCAACGGCAGAAACCGAGGCAGAGCTGAATACCTTTTGGAAGGACAACAAAGAATCAGTAGCAAAGATCAAGGCCCACGATGAATCGATGTACGTGGACCTGTTAGCCAAGTTCAAAGCACGTAAGGATGAGATCAATGGAAACTAAATACTACGATTCAACAAACCTATTCAGCCCCAGGGTAAAGACCGATCGATCGCCAGACTTCCGCGGGGACGTGGAACTATCTGCCGAGATATGTGCTTACATCACTAACAAAGTAAAGCATGGTGAAACTCCAAAGCTTTCTCTTTCCATGTGGTCCAAGGAAGGGCGCAGTGGTGAGTACTTCAACTGCAAGGTACGCCAAGGCTGGGAGCCAGATAACGCACCAAAGCCTCCTCCGCCCCCAATCGACGACAGCGACATCCCATTTTGATCATGAAGAAGATCAGAAGGCGGCGGCCAATAAAACGTAAGAGCTACAGACTTACCGACCAGGATAAAGAACAGCTGACCATCATGTATTACGAGGGTTACCATCCCATCGAAATGGCAGAGGCTTTGAAGATCTCTGACAAGACGGCTTACAAGTTCTGCTCCGATCGGTTCTCCCCTGTCAACGGCGGCTGGGCGCGTGGTGCGCCTAGCTCTGAAGAACGCGATCTGATCATGCAAAGGCATCATTTAGGCGTCAAACAACCGATGCTCGCCAGTGCTCATCGCAGACCAGTCTGGGTCATCAACCGTATCGTGAATCCCAAGCCCGCAGGTATTGCAGCGATCGAGGGAGCACCGGTTAATGCTAAGCCTGGAGAGATCTTTGTCGTTCCACCTCAGCCCACCTTCCTTGAAAAGGTAGGCCAATTCTTTAGGAGGCTCCTTGGTGGATCCCATTAACTTTGAATGCGTCAAAGTATCCCTGCGCCAGAATAAAGAAGGCTTCATGCTGACGCTGGCCATTCATCCAGATGACCTTAACCAAGACCTTGTGCGTGACTTTGTAGGCTCACGTTACGCCGTGGCCATGGTTCGGATTGGTGAAGATGAGCAGCCCTATGTCAGACCCAAGGTCAGTAGCTTTGTGCAGACCGCAGGAATACTGGCCAAAGATCCAGAGTTCCAGCGCTGGTGCGTGGATACAGGTTGGTGCTTTTCTCACTCAGAAGATGACGCAGCACGGGCTATATGTGAGGCACTGAACATCGAGTCTCGATCGGAACTTGCTTCCAATACAGAAGCACAAGGCGCATTGATTGATTTGCGTAAGGAGTTTGAAGAATGGAAGCGAAGTACAAACGAAAGCTAATCCCTTACCAAGTCTACCTGCGGCCCGATCAGGTTGAGAAGCTGCGCGAGAAACCTGGCATGGCTTCAGAACTTGTAAGGCAGGCGATTGATACGATCGGTGAAGCCCCTCTTGATTATCATGAGGGCTACCGCCAGGGTTTCGTAAAGGCTCAGACGGTTATTACCAAATCCACCAAGGGAAATGCCATCACCGTATTTGGCAAGACCCTTAGTGATCTTATGTGTGATGAACTACAGGAACATATTGATGGATTATTCGGGCCACTTGATCAAAGCAGACCAACTGATGAATCGCGTGTATGACCTTTGCCAAAACAACGATTACATGACCGCCATGGGCCTATGCCTCGAAGCTATTACAGAAATCAAAATGGCCTACAACGTATTGAACCACCTTAGCGAACACAAGGACCAAATGATTGGCATATGGGAGAACAAATGAAAACCTGTCCGCCCTGCCATGGCGAATGTAATCAAGGACGTGCATGTCCGGCAGAGAATCATCCTGCCTACGAACACTGGGAGAAGTGGTTCCCTAAGCACGGTATTGAGCCAAACAGGTTTATGTTCTCCCGGTCTAGCTATGGCAAGGCTTACCGTGCCGGTTATGACGCCGGCATAGAAGACGCTAAGAAGGTTGTTAAAAGCGGCGAAGATTGGAAGCTTTGGGATACTGATCAAGCATGACCAGAAAAGCAGATAAAGCGCACATGGATCGCGTCGCCAGTATGGGGTGCATCCTGTGCAAACACTTAGACCTTGGGGCGACCCCGGCTCATATCCATCACATCAGAGAAGGACAAGGTATGAGCCAGAGAGCTAGCAACTTTCTTGTAGTGCCTTTGTGCCCTGAGCACCATCAAGGCAACTCGGGCGTCCACGGTCTTGGCGAGAGAGGTTTCTATACCCGCTATAAGCTTAGCGAGTTAGACCTTCTTGCCATGACCATTGAGCAGTTCTACTCTTCATCCAGATAGACCGTCTTCTCAAGCAGGTACTCTCGCTTGGGACTCACAATAATCCCGCGCTCTGCCCTCGATGCAGCCTTCTCACGCTGAGCAAACGATCGACGGATTGTCTTGTCATCGATTGCTTCACTGGGATTGGCAGCATTGAACTTCACAATCTCATCACCAAGGTCTGCAAAGGCTTCATAGTCACCAGCCTGCTGTGCAAGCCATAACTTACCAAGCAGCCTAGACCTTCGCATATCCAGCGCTTTCTCAATACCTTTGATCTCGCCCATGGCTTCATAGGATCTGGCCACATCCTGCGGCGTAAATCCAACCGCCTGAGCAAAGATTCCAAAGAGCCCAACATCCGCCACGATCGGATCCCCGCGCAGGGTAGTCGCACCTTCTGTAGAGAATCGATAAGCCTTGAAGAAGTCCTTGATGATCGGCGGCATCATGGCTTCCATACCGCGGGCGTAATGACCTTCGTTGATCTTTTTGATCGCATCACCCGTGTTGACCACAATACCAACAGAAGGACCAAGCAAGTCAATCACCATGTTCTTGACCCACTCTTCTTCATCTTTGGCCGTTGCATCATCTCTAAACCAGATACCGTTCAAGCTGGTACGGCTGGCCAGGTCTATTTGCAGCAGCTCTGACATGGGGCCGCGGCTCATGGCTCTGGCAAAGTTATCGCCAAACAACTCGGCCATGGCAACCTTCATCTCTAGGCTGAAGTCATACGGCTCATCATCATCACCAAAGAGCGTATTCATCACACCTTCAACCACCCAGTACAAAGGCAAGCCTTCATACCCGGCAAAGAGTGCCGTCATGCCCATGATCCCAGTGAACTTCTTGCGGGCCTCTTTACGCAGCATGAGCGCATCATTGTAGACACGCTTAGCATCTGCACGCTCTTCCTCGCTAAGCCCTTTATCCAAGGTCTTAAGTCTCAGCAACTCCAAGTCTTTGTTGCTTAGGAAAGCTTTGTTAAACGTATCCACAAGGAGATACGTCATCTGCTGTGCATAGTTCTTAAACTGCAAAGCCACCTGACCGATCGGCCCACGCATGAACCTTGGCTTGGTCTCTGATGCGTACTCAAAGTGAATCTGGTCTACAAGATCCCTTGCCAAACCAATGATCTCGCCATCACCGTACTTACGCACCCGGCCAGCTGCAACCTCTTGAGCGTTAATCTCTCTGGCCAAACGAATGGCAGCAAGCGCTGTAACCTGGCGGTTGAAAAGCTCGGCCTGGTTAAACATGTAGCCAAGCCCAAGCGATACCTTCTCAAAGATTCCAAGCCCCTTGGACTGCATGGCGCCACGGATACCCGAGGCATAGAGCGCACTGGGCCGCTCTGCAATACCAGCAAGCGATAGCGTCTGTGTACGGTTGATCGTACTTTCCAAAGCCTTCAGTGCATCAGCCTCGAAAGTCTGACCGGCTTTACGCAATACACCCTCAAGATCAAACTCCAAGAGCTTGGTACGTGATGACATGAAGTCTTTTGATGCGCCATACAAGGCAGCAGAAGCCTTGGTAAATGACACATTGAACTTACCTGCCAAGGTAGGCATACCGATGATCGGTGTCTGCGTTAAGTTGACCAGCGCCGATGCAGGGGCGGTCAGGTAGAACATAAACGCAAAGTTACTGATCTTGGACCAGATAGGATTCTGTTTCTGGGGCGCACTAAACTCTGCGTGCTGCTGCTTTAGTTCGTTCAAATACCGACCACGGGCATTCCCACCGCGCTCATTGAAATACTTCTGCGCGTCACCAACAATCGCATCTAACGAACCACCATACTCAAGCCTAGCCAGATGGTAGGTGCTATGGAATACCGTCTCGGCAAAGGCACGCTTCATGTCCATGCTTGCGCCCCTCACCTTCTTGGCATGGATGAAGTGCTTATGCACAGACAGATCCGGCATGATGCTCAGATAAGCCTGATAGATGTCGTCCTTGAGTCTGGCCTTGGTATCCGTGGACACAAGGTCACCAACGTCTGTCTTGTCGATCGCATCAAATATGTCGTTCAAGAAAGCTGACTTGATGACGCCCTGAGAGAACAGCTCCTTGGAATCAACGCCCGTTTTGAGGTTCTTTATCTTGCCGGACGCAATGTCCTTTTCAATACTTTGTAGGTGCGCCCGCTGATCCGACTGAGATTCAAACATCTCATGGTAGGGGATCGTCTCACCGTTGGGCATCTTAATATCGTAGGCAACGAAGTAATCGCCAAAACGGTTAAGCGGGAAGTAAGGGCCGTCATTAAGGAACTTCTCAAACTGCTGGCGCAACCCAAGTAAATTAGCTTGGCGCACAGGACCGTCCGGCAGCGCAGTCATGAGCCGGCGCTCAATGATGTCCTTCTTACGCAAGAGCTGTGCTTTGTAAAAGTCACGGATCTTGATGAAGAGCTTCTCGCCTTCCGTGCCCTTGATCATCTCCCAATTCTTGCGGAACGATTCCTTCTTGATCTTCTCTGCCTTGATGGGATCAGTAGGATCAATGCCAGACATCCTTGCGTCTAGCATCACTTCATCCAGCGCCTTGCCTTGAACCGGGTTCTTGTTTGACCAGTCCTGCCACTCCTGCAAAGTCTTTGCCGCCTCGGTCAGCTTGGCATCCCGATCGTTCAGCATGTTGGTGAGCACACGGTAGTACTCAGCAAACTGGGGCAACTCTTTCTTGGCTAGCTCTGATAGCTGGCGCATGTTCAAGAACGACATCAGGTTCTTAGAACTATTCATGCTTGCATCGCCAACAAACTGGCGAAGCTTTTCCTTGGTCGCTTCAAAAGACGGTGTGTCTTTGATCATCGTATCCATGGACTTCATGCCTTCAGCAGGCGTGTCATCAATCTTGTCCACGGCGTTGAACAAATCTTGCTGCTCTTGTGGCGACAGATCCTTGCCGGCGTCAGTTAATCCTTCAACGCTACGGCGCATGTACTGAATTTCAGTATCACTTGGCTCTAATGAATAAGCTTCATCCAAGGAAGGTATTCTTGAAGGGTGGAGCGGCCCTAAGCGGCGCTGCCCACCGTCGAAATAACGTATCTCGACTGGCAAGGATTTCAGTCCTTTTTCGGCTGCAACCATAATACGATGGTTGCCTTCGCTTACCCATGCTTCGCCGTTATATGCAACTTCAATATACGGCGGTTCTTTTGAAACTTCATCCCAATTGTCACGGATATATTTAAGTGATTCTTCGCGGACGTTGTTTTGTTCGTCACGCTCTCCTTTAAGTTTTGATAAGACGCGCAATGGGACATCTACCGGCTTACGGAAGTATCCGGTAACGGTGCTCATAAAAGGCACGCCATAATCGTTTCGCCCTTTTCTTATTGCGTAATCAATCTTCCCTTGTAGCCAATCATCATTTGGAATGTCCTCAATTAATTTCGGTATATCTTTTTCAGGAGATGCTTGCATAGCACGCATGAACAAAGCCATCTGGTCCTTCACACCAAGTGGCTTAGCTTCCACGCGGACAGGTGCTATATCCTTGACACTAGCCGTGACCTTATCCATGTACTGCTTAAAGGTTTCATTAGGCAGGTACTTCTGATTGCGTAACTTGGCGTAAAAGGACTTGAGCGCATCGGCAAGACGCTTGAAGAACCTCTCTACAACTGTCAGCGGCTTTTCTGATGTCGTTGCCCAGCGTGATACTTGGTCTGCGTACCATTCACCAAAGCTCTTCCAGTAAGGCGTTAGATCCTCAAACTTAGTCTTCTCTCCGACTTGAGTGCCTTTACCAACGCCTCGCGCCCGCATGGACTCGATGTAATCCCTGGCCGATTTGCCTTTGGAGGATTTTAGGAACTTATCAAACTCGTCACGTATGGAACGCTGTGTTGCAAGATCGGCACTCCTAAATGACTCACGCTCATGGATGTGGCCAAACTCATGGGCTAGCGTCTCTAGCATCCGCGTAACTGATGCGTCCTTGGTAAAGGCTATGTAGTAGTTACCATCCGCCATCTTTCGCATGGAACCAAGTTCACCACCAAGCGCGGCAGATCCGATCGTCCGGTGCGGGCCTGTGAACTTTCCACGGTTAGCCACCACATCCTCAATCGTTGTGACATAAACATTCTGTGGAATCTTGAGAAGCTTCTTCCATCCTGCAATCACACCGGCTAATTGCGGGGAAACGCTTTGCGACACTGCGACACCATCGGCATCAAACTTGATGAATGGTGATTTGTCATGCAGAGCCTGATCCTTCTTCTCAAGCGATTCCTTAGCCGCAACTAACCGCGCCTTTTGTTGTGCATTGATCAGATTGCCTGTGTAGTTCTCTACATCTTTGGTCGAGCGGAAATACCCATTGGCAACGGCATATAAAGGATTGCCAGTTTTGTCGGAATAACCCATGATGAGCGCAAGATCACCATCCTGCCAAACCACTACACCACCTAAATCTTTCGCATGAGTCTGTGACGCTTTAGCCTGATCTGCCGTAGCCTTCATCATCGGCTGAGCGCGGCGCTCTTCTTCGCGACGGCTAGACTCTTCGTTCATTCTAACCATTAAATCGTTAGCAGCTCGCGAATCACCGCCAACATATTTATCTACTGCGTTTGATAAACGCCTAAAGGATAATGTTTGATTGCGTTTTAGGTCCCCGGGACGTGGAATTTGCCCCCGATCATTGGGGCGAAGTGGCACCCTGCCCATAGCCTCATCATCAGCACGGTTCACTTTCTCATGAAGATCCCATATTTCTTGTGGCACCCAATCGGGGGCTTCACTAATTGTAGTTCTGGCCATCGGCTGAGCACGGCGCTCTTCTAGGTCAGACAGTGCCTGCTCGATCTCTTGCTGGTTCTCTTGGAAGTACGCATAAGCCTCATCTGTATCAGGCAACGTACCATCCATCATCTGCTCAGCATAAGACTGAGGCGTGAAGGCTACTTCAGCTCTGGCAGCTTCACGTTCAGGTCTGGCAGCTTCGCCAGGTTCAGCAACTCGCTCTTCGCCTTCGGGGATAGTTTGTTCCACTTGCTCATAAACAACTCTTTGCTCATCGGCAGCTTCCGCGGCTTTAAGATTGGCTTCAAGTTCACTGCGAAACTCCCTAATCATGGTTAACACTTCGTCTAGCTTGAGATCTAAATCAGCAAGCTCAGCCTTCGTCGTGTCGCTTACATAGTCATAATTCAAGATGCGGTCTTTGAGATACTCAACCGCCTCGTTTTGCTTCATCTTCTGGTCAAACACATCCGCCCGGTCAACCGCAACAGATGAAAACTCTCCAAGCCATGGATCCAAGAGGCCACTAACAACGGCCTTATCAAGGTTCTTATCAGATTGGGTTCTGCGTATATCTGCAACATCCTTGGCACTGACACCAGCCTTCTTCAGCGCGTTAAGGAACGTATCTCCTTGCGTCTTACGCTTGCGCTCCCTGGCCTCAACAGCCTCTTTTTGCGTAGCTAGTTCAGCCGCTTGTTTCTCTAGCTCAGCTATTTCGTCTGCAATCCTCTGGTCTTCTTCGCTCAGCGGGGCTGGACCTTCCATGGGAGGAGGCTCAACAAACTCAGGTGGACCTTCTTCAACAACTTGCTCAGCGGCAACCTGATCAGGCGCAGCTAACTGAAGCACCTCTGCTTGAGGTACAGGGATATTCAAATCACCAGTGGGTTGTACAGACGGCGCAGGTAACGCAGGTGCAGCCTGAGCCTCACGCAAACGCTGCTCAATGGCCGGCGCATTATTGGCATAAAACTGCTGATCCTCTGGCGCCTGACGAGGTACGCCAGCCATAATATCCGCAACAAATTGCTCGAAATATTTCTGGTCAACCGGTGTTTCTGTAAAGATTTCGGGCGGTACTTGATAGCCAACACTTGAAGGCTGTGGCGTAAGTGCTTGATCTGTAACAGTCTCAGTGGTAATTCCGTCCATGGACGGAATTTGATACTTTAGTAGGGTGTCGTCAGCAGCAGGCTGTGTGACTTGTGGCTCGGCAACGGCGGCTTGCTGAGGTTGGGCGGGTTGCTCAACAGGCATACCAATACGCTGAATGCCGCGGCCAGCAGCGCCAAGCGCACCACCACCAACAGCGCCGGATAGACCTGCTTCGATATACTGTTTGATACGCTCTGGAGAGAATAGATCACCACTGCCACGCACAAAGTCTACGGCTGCATTACCAATGACTTCTTGGGCAGCCTCAGTAAGACCTTCCTTGGGTGCAGTTTTAGCAGCTGCAATCGCAAGATCCTTGGCGGCCTCGGTAAAGCCAGCACGCTTGGCGACTTCTTCGCCAGCCTTAAGCTTGCCAAACATACCAAGCTTACTGAGGAAGGCTGATGGCGCCACTAGGTCTAGGAGCGTCTGACCAATGGCGGCCGTGGCAGCAACACCGGGGCGCAGTTCACCTGTCTCTTCAGCAACCTTGGCAAATGTTTCGGGAGCGTTTAGCGCATAGCCTCCAACACCAGCGCCTCCCAGTCCTGCGCGTTGCATAACTTGTGTTGCACGAGCTGCGCCAAGAGATTCAGCAGCCGCAGCAGGCAAACCTCGGGCAAGGGCAGCTTCTGTAGCAGCGGTTCCAGCCCTTGCTGCAATACCTCTAGCACCAGTAGCAGCGGCGCCCCCAGGTAACAACATAGCAAGTCCATAAGGTAAGGCCTCCCCAGCACGCTCATAGAAAAAACCCAGAGCAGATAGCGGACCTGTCACATCCTCATAAGACTGGTACATCCTTGGCGCCATGCGTTCTGTCTCTGCATAGCGTTGCTTTGCTTCACCAAGTAACTGACGAGCGGCTTCATCTTTACCAATAGCCGCAAGACCCATGGCCGGTAATTCAGTCGTTAAGGACGTGCCTATGTTTTGCAACGTCCTAGCGATCGGAGCAAAAGCCTTTTGCCCCAAGGAAAACTCAGGCTGATACTGGTCAGCCCCGCTGAGTTTACTTATGGCTAACGCATACTCTTCTTGTGTATAGCCATCAGGTAATTGAACACGGCCGCGGCCCGGTACATTGAAGATAGGCATTTAGCGCCCCACAAGTTGTCTCATTCCTGCTGGTGTCACTTGAGCTACCCCCATAAGTTGCGGTGCTTGCTCTGACATAACACGTTGAATAATAGCCTGCCTGCGTCTCTGATACTCAGGATCTTCTTGGTAATTCTTAGGGCCGCGATCAAAAAACAAATTGCTTGCACGTTTTTTATATTCCGCTTCAAGCGCATCAAGCTCTGGCTTAGCAACCGCCATAACCTTCATTTGAATCTCAGCAGCATCTTTTGGCTTTAGCCCAGGTTCCGCGCCACCACCCTTTGGCTGCATAGCCTTGGCCAAACCAAGACCAACTTCAAGTGGCTGCATTGCTTGCTCTTGCGCTAGCTTCTGCGTTTGAAGTCTGTATGTACGCTCTTCTCTTGCCGCCCTGTCAGCCGCATCGTAATCCCCACGACGTACAGCATCTTGGTACTTGGCATGGGCTAACTGTGCCTGCAATGAAGCTTGTTGCATCGCACGATTCTCAGCGGCCATGGTCTTCTTAACATCCTCACCGGCCTGCAAGCCGCCAGCCAAACCAGCAAGGAAGTTACGATCTTTACTACCCAACATGGATAGAGCGATCTGGCGATTAGCAGCTTTCTGGATGTCTTCCTGACTGGGTTGCTGACCATAGAACTTCTTTAGCTGCTCCATGATTGGAGACATCTGGTCTGGAAATGCCGCCTGCCTTTCTTTCAAAATCTGTTGCGACCGACCGGCGGTTTCGTAAGGCTCTTCGGTTTGAATCTGTGGAACCCCTGCCATGGCTCTCTTGCCCATAGCAATGATCTGCTCAATACCCATAGGAGCCTGAGCGGCAGGGGCTTGCTGCGGTGCAATAACTTGCGGTCTTTGTTGCGGTTGTGCAGGCTTAGCTGGCGGTTGAGCGGCTGGTTGGGCAGGCTTGGGCGCAGCTTCTTTCACGCGTTGCTGGATCGTAGACTCAGGATAGCCCGCCGCACGTAATTCCGCTGGTGTAGCCATGACACGCTGGCCATTGATGATGGCAGGGACACGGACCTCTTTCTCTTCCTCGACCACTGGATCACCACCAAACTCCATACCAACGCCACCACCAGGATAGAACGCAACAGGACCACCACCGGCCATGCGCTGCTCAGGCATTAACCCAGCAAGACCGGCTTGTGGTTGCTGCATAGGAAGTTGTTGCGAGGGAGCTATTTGCATAGGCTGCTGCTCTTGCGGAGCATTCATACCAGGCGGCATCATGGGCATACTTGGCGCCATGGACTCAGCCAACTGAGCAATAACAGGCTTGTTAGGCTTCTGCGCTCTTTGGCTATAACGCTTACGCATATCCTCCCGGCGAGCCATTTCCGCCGCGGCAAAGATCGCTAGCTTAGGATCTTGTGCGTACTTAGGCAGCACCTGATCAGGAACCGCCTTAAACATCTCCATGGCCTCAAGGATATTGACATCCCCGCCAAGGCCGGTATTTGCTTGTGCTTGCATTGCTTAGCCCCCGTACAAGAGACGTGCTAATCCTAACCCTTGGGTTAGTGGATTACCAGAAGACTGATAAGCAGACTGTGTGGCATAACCTGGTAAACCAAAGATGATATTCCTGTAACGCTCTGCCTGCTGCGCCGGATAATCCCGCTGCTGCTGGAACTCTTGATACATGGCATCCAAATCGCGCTGACGGCGTGCTTCATCCGTAAGCCCAAGCTGCTGCAAGGTCTGGGCTTTTTGCATTTGATTGGCTAAGTCTTGCTGATACAACTGGCCAGCCTTGTCATAGGCCGCAGCAGATCCCTGCATCTGAATGTTGGATAGCTGAGATCCAAGATTACGCATGAGATCTGATTCAACAATCGCCTGACGCGAGCCACCAAACGCACCGCGCTGGCCGGCTTGTGCTTTCAGGTTTTGTAATCCCTGTGTGTAATCACGCACCGCGGCAGCCTTGGCTACATCCGTAACGCCTTGCTGATACGGATTCATGTAAGCCTGCATGACGCCCATCTTCTGGCCGCCCACGTCAATCTGACCAAGCAGACCCGGCGAAGAGGCAGCTTGCTGAGCAGCTTCAACACCTTGCTGGTACAAAGGCGCCGTCTCAGCATATCGCTGCTGAGAGTAAGGCGTATAGGGGGTATACGCAATCTGCTGCCCCATGCGGAACACATCAGATATGTACGGGAGTTGGAACTCCGGGGGCATTTGCGTGACTGTTTGCGACGGGCCGCCCATACTCATTTGGACACCTCTTCCATCAAAGTTACTGTTTTCAATCGTTGCGGGTATATCTTCTGCCAGCCTGGACGCCCTTGCAACATGATGGCATCACAGTCTGCTTGCTTGGCGAACAATCGTATGTACGTCACGATATGCTGAATCTCATCTAAATTGCCCCCTGCAAGCCACACATTACAAAGCCTTTTGCGTGGGTACTGCTTAATCTCTGTTACTAGAGCACATTCCTTACCGGGCCAAAACTGCGCCTGCCCTTGCTGTATTGCTTCTAACACATCCTCTAGGGAAAACAAATTGCCGGCTTGGTCCAAGGCCGCTTGGATCCATGCGCTGCAACGCTCCCATTCGTTCATGCAGGCATTGCCTTATCTGTCTTCACCGCTGGAGGCTGCTTGCTTGTTCCATGCCTTGCCTTGCGGATCTTCTTCATCATGTCGTAGAGCTTCTGCGCCCCAGCATTTGAGGAGCCATTACCAAGATCAGATACCACATCAGCAGGTACAACAAACTCACCACGGGCTAACCTGGCAGGCTGAGTCTTTCCACCGCCATGGTCAATCTGCGCTGTGATGCTATCTGACATGCCATCGCCCGGACCTTCTAAATACCTGCCGGCCGCTGCATAAATATCACCGCCATTGTTGTAGCCTACTTCGCCACCGTCATAACCAACCATGATGTCGTCGATCTCGCCGCCTGCCGCCTTGGTAACGATAGGCGCTACCGTCATAGGTTTATAGAGCGACGCCAAACCTGCTTCGTATCCTGCTTGTCCTTGGGCAATCTGTTCTTGCGTAGGACCATAACGCTTGGCCGCTTCTGTGGCATCAAATTGAAATGGATTCGGGTTGAAGAACAGGGGCATACCCTTCATGGGCGTGTAAATGTTCTGGCCAGAAGCGGATTTTTGCGGCGCTGGTTGAGGAGGGAACATGGGCGCAGTAAGCGCACGGTTATACACAGGAGCGGCTTTGTATTCGGGTTGTTTGACTGCTGGTGCCTGCTGACGGGTAAGTGCAGCAGCTAATGCACCAAGTCCGAGAGCAAGGCCGGCACCTGTACCGCTTGCGCCTTGTGTACCAAGAAGCGCTCTTCCTAATTGATTAAGGAAGTTGTTATTGCTAAATAAGCTGGTTGTATCAAATCCTGCTGTTAGATTGCCGGATGATACTTCGCCCTGACCCTGCGTGGAATCAGAGCCGTATCCAAAGTCATAGTTGTACTGACCTACTGTATCGCTTGTCGACATGGCTTACTCCGCTAAGTAGCCCATTTTATTGGGTTAAGTCATAGAAGGAAATGGACCCGACACCATCTCCTTTAGTTGCACCAGATACAGTCCTTACACCTAGCGTATAAGTATCACTTGTACCTGAGATGGTTGCACCAAGTTGTAAGTCCCAGTTATAGCCCGTAGCCGTGGAGGTGTTAACCGTACCGCCACTACCTGTTGATGTGACGTAATCTGTTTGAACAATTGTTCCACCGCTCATCGCTGTAGCGGCAACATCATAATCAACATTGGAATCAGACGGCACGGTTGCCGCCCAAGTTGCTCCAGTAAGCGTGGTGTTTTTTATTAATGCCACTTCATAGTTCTGGCTGGTTAGCGGCAAAAACTGTGTACGGTTGGGTAGCACCACCGCCCCAGTGCGTCCTGAAGCAAGACGGATGGACACAATAGGATAAAACGCTGCTGTATCAATATTGGTAAACGATGTTGTGCGCCTTGCTACATGGTCAATAGAGGTCTGTTCAAACCCACCCTCAGAAACAACCGAGCAGCAAATAGCTTTCATGCCGGCAGCAACGGCTGATGTAACCGTGCTGATCTCATACCTAACCGGCAAAATAGCCGTGGTCATATAAACATTGGAGATGTCGTTCGCATTGTTAAATGTATGGCAAACGATGTACTGGCCATTAATGATGAACCCACACCGAATTGACCCAACACCAAGCCACTCAAAATCCATCCAAAGAATCTGCGCCTTGCTTGGATCAAGCGTGAAACCTGAAGGCCCAGAACCATCTAACTTGTCACCATTCCAATTAGCTTGGTTTACGGTCCTTGCATCGGAAGCCGTGCCTGTAACGTAAGACCGTAATACAAATGAATAGGTTCCATCCACTCGTTGGAAGAACACGCCGTTTTGGTCGTTGTAGTAACCAACCCGCTGGGTAAGATTTAAGCTCTGGCTGCTATCCATCACAAAGGTTGCAAGCACCAGCAAGCCTTTTCCTGGCTGGTACGGGAAGGACCGATAAGACTGGCGGATGACTGAGCCGACACCCGCACCTGTAACTTCCATGTTGACAGCTGCTTCGTCGGGCAGGAAAGTGGTTGTACCCGTACCCGTGGTTGATACATCAAACTGGTTGTCAGCAGCGTATCTATTCTGGCTATCAAAAAGGGTATAAGGTTGGCTTACCCGTTGCCGGCCAAACGCATCAAAGTACGTCCCCGGAAATGTTACTGGGATCGTTGAAGTGGTAGCCATAAGATTCGCCAGAAAATTATCAAGACGGTTGAAATACAGACGCAAGACATTGCTGTACTGGTCTTGGTAAAACGCAGAATATTCCTTCGGCGCCATAGGAAGGCTAGGCGCAACAACCCTTGTAAACTCATAATCTGTTGTAACAATTAAGCTCATGCGCCACGTCCAGTTGCCCTGCCCATGGGCCTGATGTCAATTCGCGGCGATCCTAGCTGCCATGCACATCCAAGCTGATTAGACTCTACCTTAAAGATCATCTGTCGCCCACGCACACGGACATAAACCTGGCCCGTAAACTGTTCAATCTGCGTGGTTGATGTACGTACAACCGATGCTGAAGATGAGCCACTATTAGACTGGGGATTGTTGTACCCAGATCCTGAGTTCATCATAGGTATCAGCGTCATGGTAACGGCAGGCGAATCAGCCGACGATCCATCAAACGTGATGTCAGGCAAGATCCTGTACACATAACCCAAGCTGTGGCCATCCTGAATATCAAACTCAGCTGACTCTATGTAAGCATTGATTGGCAGTGCCGTACCCGTCTCATTGTCATCCAGACCGCGCTCATGATCAACAATGTTGTAACTGTAAGTCGCAGCCTGTGGGTACTGTCTTAGACCAGAATCACTCCACGCCGTACGTGCCATGGTTCCGTAGTACCAGACATTCTCTGCGTAGTTGAACACCACATACCGATCGATGGTCGTGGAATTAGCCGAGCAGTAGAACCACCATACCTCGTTGAAACCTTCGTTGGTCCCGGCAAATACCTGGAAGTTCTGGTAACGGTTTATATCATTAAAGATATACCTGCGTAGGTCGCAGTTAAGCGTCTGTACACGTCCGTTGTACAGGTAAAACTTATCCACGCCCATCCAGTAGGTCACACCAGATGCCACCGCTGTAGCATTTGGCCCAACGATGGACGTGTTGTCCGCAAGGATTTGCGAACCCCAAACCAAAGGTGGACCAAGATATTGAATGGAAAAGAGGGCTGAGTCCGTCCATGCAAGGATCTCTTGGCGGGTCTGCTGAACCGTGATGATCTGCGAACCATGCGATAGCCTGATTGATCCTGCTGTATTGGTTGCAGATGGATTCCAATCTACCAAGGATTCCTGGTCGCACCAGCGAATAAGCATAGGATCAGCCACGGTACTTCCGATGTCATTACATCCAAAGACCATGAGATACCGCAAGGCATCAGAGATGATCAGTGAGTACTGGTACTTTGGTACATCCTCAAGAACCATTGATTGCGTACCGGATTGAGAGCCGGTGGTTGTAATCAGCGAACCTGATGACGTGGCAGAAAGATTTGCCGACAGCCCAGATACATTACGCAAGTAGTACGTTGTGCCTACAGATAGACCTGTTGGAAGCGCCCCAGTCGTTGTAAACGATACAGAAGTACCCTCTGCAAGAACCACACCAAACGTGACAACAGCCGGCGATGCAATCGTAATCGTTACCGTGCCGCCAAGACTGCTAAGTGCTACGCCCCTGCTCGATATACCGTTGGTTGCATCCCAGTAATAAATACCAGCCGCCCTCGGTCCAAACACAAGGTCTTCGCCCCAGTTACCTGCGTTCCATATCCTAAGCGGATCTGTAACCTGTGGCGTAACCCCCCATGAGCCACTGCCCCAAGCACCTGCGCCCCAGCCAATCAGAGGAACCTGAGCAATGCCAGGCCCAGTATTGACCTGAAAAGCACCAACCGAAGATCCCCCGCCATTACCAACATCCGAAGCATTGGAAGTGACAGTTGCACCCGTGCTTGGATTCTTGGCAGTAAACGTAAAGGTATTTAATGTAGGTACAGAATCTATTTGATACTGCTGATTAAGCACCGCTGCCGTGATGTTTCCACCAAGACTTACCGCCCCTGAGAAGGTGACAAAATCCCCAGTAATGGCCCCATGGCTTGCCGATGTAACCGTGATTGTCGAGGAGAAGGGGGATGCGGTAACCGCAGCAAAAGTGACTGATTGGGTTAAACGTATGGGAGTGATGTCGGAATAAGCACCACCCTGCTCAATGTAATACTTGAGGTTGGTGCCTACGCCAAGCAGGTTAGAATTGGAAAGCGTTACCCAGTTCCACAAGGATCGGCAGACACCAAGAAATGTGGCCTGTGAGATGCGTAACCAGCCGCCTATCTTTTCAGGCGTTCCTTGGCGAAAACGAACCTTGTCAGAGACATACCAACCGTTCTCAGAAGTATAACGAGTATTCTCTTTATTTACACCAGGTCGGTATAGTATTTTGGACAGTGGCACGATTTACCCCGCGAGATACAGAGCTTTTTCAGCTTTGCGGCGGCGCACCAATCCCGGTAACACTTTGCCGCCACCCATAGTCCACATCATAAACGCTTCCGCCGCACCTTCATAGTCGCCGCGATTGTTTTTCATCCTTATCGTAGAACTCTGATACCGCCCAGGTCCAGCGTTGAAAGCAAAACTGACCACAGCGTCGAAGCTTGACTGACGGCCAGCAAGATTAGGAGACATTCTAAGTACACTGCGTTCAAAACGGACGAGATCATCCTCAAAAAGGCGATCAATCTCCTCCTGCGTCCAAGTACGATTATCTTGGGCTGCGAGCGGGTAGTCCTTGCGAAGGATGCCGGTATAGCCATCTTTCCTCAATACGGGTAGCTTGATCTGATCTTGGTACAGCACATGGCCGTAGCCAATCGTCCAAATATGAGCAGGGCATAAGTAAGGCTTGAGGCTTTTACCCTCAAAGCGGTGCATCAAATCAATGCCTGCCTGCCCTGTTTTCACTTCTTGTTCCAACTTCTAGAACCGAACCAAAATCCAATAATGCCGCCAAGCATGGCCATCTCATCGTCCGAGAAGATAATCTCAGCAACCTTGATCAGGTCGTCCATGGATTGAACAAGATGGGGATGCTGCCAAACGTAATACGCAAGCACCGCATTAACGGCGATGAGTTCTAGGATTAGCAAGTAAGTGACATTAGGACGTACCGTGCCAATGTAATTAACCACCCACCTGCTGGACTTCTCAATGATTTGTTTGTCATGGTCCAGCGCGGCCACGGTCATTTGCGCATCAGTCTGCATGGCAATCTGATCGGTGCGTATCTCTTCCACCCGCTGTTGGGCTATATACCCTTCCTTGGCAAGTGCTAGCTCCCTCTCAGACTGCATCCGTGCAAGCTCAAGCTCATGAGCCTGGTCAGCTTTGTTTTGGAAGTAATCAAGCAGCTTGGGTAGGCCGGAGATTAAGAGTCCACCCAGCGTAGATAGTAACGAAAGCATGATTACCCCTTAGCTGTTACAACGTCTTGGCCTTTCTTAACCGTTACTTTGGAGCCTTCAACGTCAACTTGCATAGGCTGCTCGGCTCGGTCCAGCTTATCAAGACGATGGATAAGATCCTTGATAACTTCAAACTCTGGCTTCTCCTGCTTAGGCGCAGTGCCTGCAATGCCATTTAGCATCTGAATCAGCGCAGTTAGTGATGCGCCAAGAAGACCCATGACGGCAGCAATTTTTTCTCCCTCAAGAAAGAGAGATGCTCCAACACCAACAATCACAATCAGGAAGATATAAAGCAGCCCATCTTCGCCAATCGCTTTACCAGCAACTTCCTTGGCTGAATCTTGGGCCTTTAGCTCTTCAAGCCTGATCTTGGCTTGCGCTTTGAGGACTGCTAGCTCGTGGGTCTTATCATCCACAATCAGGACTCAGCCTTCTGTTCCTCAAGCTGTGCTACAGCCTGTGACTTGATCTTCTCAAACAGTGCTGCGATCTGCTTATAAGGAAGATTCCCCAGCGTATCTAGCACTGTATTGACTTCATCAAGGGTGAGTTCAAGCTTGAGCGGGTTCATTCACTTTCCATGAGGTAGTGGCTTCATCCCAGCTATACATCTGACCATCGGTCGGCATAGCCACCGGTGCTTCCCACTGCGCGTCGGCATTCAGAATCCAACTGGCAAAAGGCTTTGGCGCTACGAAAGCATCAATGTCTGATCTGTAGGTATAACCAATCCCGGCATAATTTTTCCTGAGATTGCCGTTATACGAAGTCTGCTTCCAGGTGCCGCCAAGGATCTTCTCAAGATGCGCTGCGCCAATGTGCTCTTTCTCCACGCCAGCCGCGTCGGAAGTATCCTTGTTGTCAACGACGACAACCTGAGTGACCACGTTGTTTTCGTCAAGCTTTGCAAAATGCGCCATGCTAAACCTCCAATTTCAGTCCGGTTAAATCCATCTCTTCGCCAACCGTTCCGGCAGGGAAGGTATTAAATGACAAGCTAACACGAACATCTTCACCTTCCACCGTCGGCACCATGTGCGTCAAACTTGATGGGAAAAGAATCAGCCTGCCCGTGATCGCTTCAAACCACCATGACTCACTGTTCCAGCTATTCCACTCAGCAGGAGGGAATTTAATCTGGTTGTAGCCGTCACGGTAGAAAAAGATCTTGTCGTTGGGATTGGTCTGGATATAAAACACACCAGACACAAATGAATTAGGGTGCGCGTGTTTGTGGTGATACTGCCCCGGCTCCGAGTAATTCACCCAAGACTGTGTGAGTCTCAGCGTGACATCGTGCTTTGGATTGGTTGTGGCTTTGAAATACTCAGCCACGCAGTCTTCCATCCAACCGCGCAGACTCGTCATCAGCTTATCGCGCAGGACAAAGTTGTTGGTGCTTGTGCGGTTGCCCATGTTGGGACGCTGTTCCAACTCCATGAGGAAGAACTTCTCCTCATCAGACAGTGGCCTGCCAAGGTCAAAGAACCCAACCGGCTGGGCGAATAAGCCGTGCAAATTCATCCGAGGGCTTCCTCAAGTTCTTGTTGCCTAATGCCCATTTGTTCCAGCTGCTCAGGCAACCACATGGTTGGGATGCTGTCTTCAAATTCCTTGATCTTTTCCATGACCCAGTAGACCTCTTCAATAGAAGGACAAGGCCGTGGATCATCCCAGCGGGTAAATTGGTTGTTACTAATTTCCCACTTTGCGCCGGGACGCAACATTTGCATGGCTGTATCAATACCAAGAAACTTGTATACCTTCATATGACCTCTAGAAGTTGACTTTTAGAATAACGATGCCGGAACCGCCTGCTGCGGCAGGGTAAGTTCCCGCTACAAAGTACCCGCCTCCGCCGCCACCTCCAGTATTAGCCGTACCAGCAACAGCAGAACTTGAAGAACCGGCCCCATTACCACCGCCACCACTCCCACCGGGGCCAGCCGATGTTGACCCTGATCCGCTGCCTCCGCCACCGCCAGCATATGTGACAGAAGCACCAGAAATTGAGGAAGCAGAACCAGACCCCCCAGCACCCCCAACTGATGGACCCCCATTCCCGCCACTCCCACCGGCGCCACCACCACCACCACCGTTAAATGCTGGAGAACCAAGAGCAGAACCACCATTGTTACCTTGGCTTGGAGATACAGATGGTGTATTCCCAGAACCTCCGGCACCTGATGGACTTGGGTTT